TTAATACTTTTTATTTCTTTTACCAAAGCTTTACCTTGCTTTGAGCCTGTACCTCTACGTGTTTCACCTAAAGCAGGAAGCAAACCTTTATCTTTTAGACGATTACGAAGTCCTTCAATTTGGGTACGAGACTTACCCTTAATATCAGGTGCAGCTTTGCCTTGATAGAATACGTCTTCTAATTGTTTAGTTGTATAGCTAGGAGCAAATCGTTTCTGTAAGAACTCAAGCTTTTGAGGTTTAGACATTTCTTCAAAAGCTGATTTGATATTCTTACGTGTCTCTGCTTTTGTTGCTCCTTCATATTTAGAAAGAGCACCTTTAGCTGGCAATGTTTCATTCATTGTTTCATAAAGATATCTACGTGGTTTTTCAAGTATTTTATCAATACCACCTTTTTGCTTAATCAACTTTTCACCTGCAGGGTTAAGTGAAAGAGTACGACCAGCAATTACTTTCTTATCTCCTTTAGATGACATTTCACGTAAAGCACTTGCAATAAGATTTTTACGTTCTTTCATTTGTTCTTCTGAAAATCCTTTAAATGCACCCTTTGAACGAAGCTTTGCAGTTTCACTACGAGCACGAGACTTTACTTTTGTCATACGGTCTTGTAAACTAGACTGAGCTTTTTTAATTGCTTCTGCAGCAGTAAGTTTACCTTTGCTTTCTTCTACAATTTTAATTGCATTAGTCTTTGTTGTTGAATCAATATCTTTACCACGTATAGTCTGTGACTTACGTTCAATTGCACGTTCTTGAGCAAGAGCAGCTTTAGACTTACCTGCTTTTTCTGCAGCTTCAGTTTGCTTTGCTTGGAATGTTTTTTGGCGTGCAGCAGATTGTGCTTTACGTTTGCCCTTTGTTTTTCGCTTATCTACCTTTGGTCTACCTTTTTTCTTTGCCAAAGCTTTAGCAGCTACTTTTAATCCTTTACTAATCATTAGTTACTCCCTGCTATAACCGGATTATCTGCACCTGCTCTACTGGCAGGGGCTTCCATGTCATCTCTTCTTGTTCTACGTGCTTGATTTTGTAATGTTGCTATAGCTTGCATATAGCGTTGTTCAAAAAGATTAGATGCATTATAATCTTTTTGGAATATCATGGCCTCTACCATACAGGCATTAAACAGAGCATCATAACAAAAATCTGAAAAGTAATTGTTAGGAGTGGCTGCTGCCAAAGTAGTAGGTCTTGATATATGTACTATCTCCCCATCAAATGTAGAAACAGGAGTAGGTGCAATGAGAACCGTTGTATTGTTTCTACGTGCATAATATTCAGGAGTGCCTGTACTTGCTGACACAGGCCAGTAATCACGGATATATTCATCTGTTCTAGGCAACAAATTGATTCGTGTTGAGTTAGCAACAATATTAAAGTTTTTTAGTATTCTTGTTCCTGATGGTAAAGTAACTTGATTAGCACCTGCAGGTATTGCAACAGAAGTATAGGACACCAGCCCGTAATCATCAAGGTCACGAGTTAGTCTCTCTTCTGCACGATTAATCATTTTGGGAACATAGTTAGCAAACTCTGTACCGTCATTTTCTGCAGCTTGAGTTATATCGTCTACAAGATAAGAATAGTTAGCCATAATAAATTGCTACTGTTGCTGCTGATGTAGGTGCAGAAACTTTAACTGGACCGTACATTCTTACACCAAAATCAGGAATATAGATATCACCTGCATCTACTACTGATGTACCTACAAACTTAATGTTGTTTCCATTTAAATTACCATTGGCATCTGTTTGAGAACCAGTAATAGTAAATGAACCAACACCAGAATATGTTACACTTTTAATTCGAGTGTTTGCAACTGTAACACTTGTAAGACTGTCAAGCAATGCGCCAGAGCCTGTAACAAATGCGTTACGAATATTTGAAGCCATAGAATTTCTCCGTTATTGTTAGTTAGTTATTATTCTATTTTTATATTATACACAAAAAAAGAGGGATATGAAATACCCCTCTTCTTTCTTTTAAAGTTTTTTTGTTCTTTAGTTCTATGAACCTTCTGAACCGTAGAACCCACGCCAGTCTGAGAAACCAAAGCTATAACGCTCACGAGCCTTAAAGCGAAGGTTACCAGTGTCGAAATCTGGTTCCATCTTTGTCTGCAGTGGAGCACGTACAAACATCTTTGCACCATTAGGACAATCTGTCTTAATGAACCAAGCATTTGTATCAGTAAACCTACGGTTGACATAGAACCCACCCGGAATCAGACCCTGATTGCGGATTGAGTTAATGTCGTTTACGTTGGTTGCGCCATTAGCTGCAGTTGTTGGGTTTACACCAATGGTTGTTGACATCTGGCTGTTCAGAATCTGGTCAGCAGTAAATGCCAAGTCTGAAGGTACGTGCAGCGATGAAGCTTGCAGACCAATCAGAATACCACGGTCATCTTTAGCTTTGGAGATGGAAATCAATGCAGATTCCAAAGATGCTTCTGACAAGTCAGTACCACCTAAGTCATTTGATTGGTTACCAGCACCAATAGTTGGGTGTGAGGTTGAGAAGAGAGGCTGACCATCACCACCTGCAAAGGCTGCATTAAAGCCGTTGTTAAACACGTCAGCAGCTTTAACCTGCTTGGTGTTTGCCATTGCACGAGCCAATCCACGAGCACGAAGCTTTGCGAAGGTATCATAAAGATTATCTTCCATTGCTTCTTCTGTTACGGCAAATGCCAGTGCAACAGTCTCATGTGTATAACGTGAGGTATAGCTTTCTTGTGCATCGTCATAAGCAACAGCAGCACCTTCACCTTTAGTAGGTGCAGTACCGAAGCCTGTGAAAAGCACTTCTTCTTCAAATGCACGGTCTGAGTTTTCAGTCTCAAACAACGGTGCGTGTTCGTCTGCAACTTCACCATATTCCATCCCAAACACTGCGTTCAGGCCGGGGAGAAGTTCTTTTGCAATACTTGCTCTATTTATCGCCATAATCTATTCTCCCTTAGAATGGTGTTGCCCCACCTGATGTAGGTGCGGTCACAATTGCGTCATGGAAGTTATCTGTATGCTGAATCAAACGCACATTCAATTTCAGATATGCATTTTCTGCAGCTACAGCAACATCGTTACCCGGTTCGTCTACAGGGTCAAGAGCACGAGCCATTGCGATTGTGCTAGTACGAGTACCAGCCGCAATACCGTGGCCTGACATACCTGTAAAGGTTGAACCAGAACCCAAAGTCACAGCAAAGTTCTGAGAACCGTACAGGTCACCTGCGGTTACAGAAGCATCTGCTTGTACTTCAAATACTGTACGGGCATCGTCAGCAACCAGTGCATAAGCATCGGTAGCTGATGTAGAAGCTGGCCAGTATTTACTAAATTTTTGTTCGCCATTTGCAACATAACGACAGCCCATGAAAACACCTTGGACTACTTCAGTTACAGTGGTGACAACTTCCAAATTCCCTGCATTAATACGGACCAAATCGCCTGTAAAAATGTTAGAAGCATAACCTGAAGCAATAGGGTACTCATTCTGACCCTGATTGTTTGGGTTATTACCACGTTTACGGGAAGGACGGAAGCCAGACAACGCTAAAGTTGAAGTCATTTTTAGTCTCCCTTTTTAAAATTGCACTACTAAATTAGCCATCCTGAAAAGAAGGAGTGCGTCCTTTAGTAACATTTGTTTTACTACTATTCCGAATTGGCATCCTTGAATCACTCTGCCCCATAAGCTGTTGATTAACTGCATCAACCATCTCGTTGCTTTTGTTTTCAAAGTATGCCTGTCGATTACGTGCCTTTTCCAAAGGCATCTTTGCTAGGGCCAAATCTCCACGACAGACTGCTCCCTGATATCGACCTTCATCCCTCACGAAGGATGTATGCTGTAACTCTGGAACTTCATCTACTGTAACAAACTGCCAACCTTCTTGCATACGAGTACCTACATTTTTGTAATCGTCTTGGCCTTTTAGGAGTATACGTATCCAACGGAGTTTTAGACCTTGATTTGCAAATCGTTCAGCAATAAAATCTGGAATATCCAACATACTTGGTTCACGATATTCCATATCTTGTTCCCTTGTATTGAGTTCACGAGTCTCAGCATTACGTGAAATGTTTGTGTTACGTGCCATTTTATTTTTCCTCCACGCTATTAATATACTGAAGTGTATTCACCGTCTGCTCTATCTACTTTGAGCTTCTCGGCTGCATACTGTTCCAAAGGTATACCCCATTTTTCTGCAAGACGTACATCTTCTTTTGTTAGACGTACCTTCTTACCAGACGAGGCTGATGAAGTGCGTGATGCTCCACCGACCACTTGGGCAGGACTTGACGCTTCCTGCTGACGTTCTTCTTGAACTTCTCCACCAAAACGCTGCGGATATCTGCTACGTAGGCGAGAATCAATCTCTTGATAAAACTCTACATCTGTAGAGTCATAGCCTTCTGTTTTTAATTCTTGGTCAATTTCAAGAGCCAATGTTGTCATTACATTGTCTTGTCCAAACCAAGGATTGCGACCTGCCCACTCGACTGCCAACTTATCATACTCTGCTGATTGTTGTTGCTGTTGCTGGGGCTGTTGTGTTTGAACTTGCTGTTCTTCTACAGGACGATACTGGCTACGAGTAAATTGTAAATTAGTTGCGTCACCCTGTGCTTTATTAAGGTTCTTTTGTGCATTTACAATTCTATCTGTATCACCAGATTCAAGTGCCTGTCTATAAGCATCTTCAGCCAGTTCAATTCGGCTATTAATCTGTGCTTCTGCAGATTCAAAATTCTTTTCTAAAGAAGTTTTGATTTCCTGTTGTTGAGCTTTTAATCTTTCTTCTAGCTCTTGTTGACGAGCTATCAGAGTTTCAATTTGTTCTTCACGTTCTTTCTTTTGACGAACTAATTGTCTTATCCGTTTTTGTGCTCCAGATTGAGGCTCTTCATTTGCATCTGCTTTACCCTCTGGGCTAGAGACTTGTTGTTCAGCATATTCTGCAGTATTGGTGTTGTCTGCATTTTTTTGTTGCTGCGTCTGTACTTGTTCTTCATTAGAATCTTCGTTGGATATCTCACTCTCAATTTCAAACTCAACTTTCTCTTCCTTATTTTCGGCATTGGAAGTATCAACCGTAGTCCATTCTTCAGACATTATTTTCTCCTTTTACGTCAGTTGCGACACTATGACGAGTTACGCATTTGATATTATATTACAACAAGTAATATAATTACACAATACCCTTACATTAAATTAATTAGATAAATTAAAAGTAGGGTCTAATTCTTTAGGGTCTTCTACAATCATGGAAATCTGGTCATCTGTTAAAAGTAACAGTTTAATACCTTTGTAGAAAAACTTTTGACCAGAGTGTTTACCATAACAAACATAGTCACCTTCTTTACACCACGCACCATTAGGGTAACGATTAGTGTCTTTATATGCATCCTTGCCTACTGCAAGTACTTTACCTACAGTTGTAAGATATGCAATGTCTTCTTTTGTAGAGTCAGGCAGGATAATACCACCTTTAGTTTCTTGCTTAACAGATACAGGACGTACCAAGATATGATAACCCGGAACTATAGGAAGTACTTCAGGGTCTGGCATTTCTTCATTTGTATTCCATGCATCGTTAAGAATAGATTTTTCCATTGGAACTGCTCTCATAATTACTCCTCATCGTCTTCATACATGACTTTATTAATTATATTTTTAACTTCTGCTCTTGCCCATTCCAATCCTGAAATGCGACCTACAGAGTTCATATACGTATGATAATCTGAAGCACTACCAGATGCAAGCGAATTTTTTATTAACTCTATTTCTTTTTCTAATATCTTATCTATTTCTTGTATAAGCATTAAATAGCCTTTGATTCATAATTATACGGATTGCGTTCTATACGTCCACCTGCTTTAAATTCATAATCAGTAGGATTACCTTTCCTAGCATTTTTTGCTAGTACTAAAGGACCTACTTGGATAACTTCATCTGCTGCAAGTACAGGCATACTATCTGCTTTGTCATAAAAATAACTATGACGATGTGGGTTCATACCTACTTGTATCCATTCTGAATCTGGATTATTTAATTCACGTTGTGCAATTGCATATGCATCTTCTGTGGAAACATTTTTAAATGTTCCGTCCATTCCTGCAAAAGGATTTTTAGCACCACCTTTGGCAATCTTCATTGCTTTTGTTTGTGGTGCTTTCATAGAAGGTGTATGAAAAACTACATCTGTTAAGTAAGCTGATTGACCATATGCCTCGACTGGTCCGGGTTGTCCCGGTCCTTTTGATTTATGAATACTTACAACCCATGTATCATAGTTATCATAGGCAGGAATATCAAGTCTATTTGATACTCGCATACCTTCAAGATTAGAAGGGTCTTTATCTTTGCCTAAAATACCCTTTTCTGCTTTTTTTCCAAGAACTGCTTCAATTCTTTTTAATGAAGGAACTTCTGGCATTTCATTAATAGGAATAATTGGATTGTCTTTTTTAACAATTTTATCATATTCCTGTTTAGAAATATTTCCAAGTTCTAAATCTTCTGCAGCTTTTGCAATTGAAGGAACTTGAATTTTACGCTGGCTTTCAGAAAGTTTGTAAGCATCCCTAAGTTCGTCAAGAGATAAACCTTTCTCAACTACCTTACGTCCTGTTGTTCCTGTTTTAGGGGCAAGTACTTTAGAAGATTTTGCCACCATTTGTAATGCTTTAGCTAATGACATTTACTTACCTTTCTTTTGAACACCTGCTAACATTTTACTAATAACGTCAATTGCTTTAGCAGCTTCTGAGCTTTCAAGATTGTCTTCATGTTTTACCATATCTGCAAGAAGTTCTACTGCTTTGATAGCTGCTTTAGCATTTCTGTCTTTTTCTTTTTCGTCAGCTTTAAGTGTACCTTCTGCACCAATCTTATATGCATCAAGTGCCAGCTTCTGTTCTTTTAAGTCAAGGTCACGGTTCTTCAATGCACCCTCACTTGCTTCTTTAGCAAGCTGTGCTTGTACCTTTTCCTGTTCAATCTGCAGACGTTGAGCTTCCATCTGAACCATTGCTTGTTCAGGTGTAGGACCTTGTTGAGCAGCAGCCATATTTGCTTGCATAACTTGTTGTGCAGCCGCCATCATTACCTGTTCAATAACTGCAGGGTTCTGAGCATTTGGGTCACCTGCTGGTGCTTCTGCCATCATCTGACGTGTTAGACCATTAACTTGCTCTTCATATTTCATTACTACGTGTTCTTGTATGTTAGCTTGTAAAATAGGTGCTACACGTTGCATAATTGGATTAGCCCCATTAGCAGGGTCTTGCAAGAACATAGTTTTAATTTGAATATGTGCATCATGGTTTTGACCTGCAAATGCTTTGATAGGCAAACCTTTAGTGGCTGCTTCAATATCTGTTACAGGGTCAAGAGGTTGTGCCTTTGGTTTTTGTGGAAGTATCTTATCCAGATTAGGAATGTTAGCCGCATTAAGTAATGTACGGTTAAGTTCTTCCATATTAAACATACCGGGTGGTGATTGTTGTGCTTGCTGCATAACCATCTGTGCCATCATCAGCCTGTGGGCAGAAGACGGAATATTAGGGTCAGAAACAGGAAGTACATCTACACGTCCATCAAAGTCACGCTTAAAGATTGCTTCGCTTACACCGGGAACATCATATGGATATTTAGGTGGTAAGCTTTCATAATTAATACGTGCAAGTATTTTAAATTCATCACGTTGTGATTTGTGCAGTCGTTTGTGAATTGCACTAAAGAACTTGCTTGAAGCTTCTAGTAGTGCCATAGTTGTACCTACAGGACCATAGTTAGAACCTTCTGTAATTACTTGTTCTGTTGTGTCTGCAAACTTTTGACCTGCACCTGAGACAAATTGTAGCATCTGGAATAAAGTGCTTGACGGTTCTTTATAAGGCAGAGGTACAATTGAACGAGACAAGTCCATGCCTGTTGCTTCTACTTCTTTAAACTCACCCGGAGCAATTGGGTCATTGTCTCCTACAATACGTACACCCTTTGCTTTAAAGCCACCGGGCAAGTTAGCAAACTGCCCTGCGTCAATAAGGTTACGCATAGCTGCTGTAGCAGACATTGTAAGGTTACCCAAGAAGTGGATAAGACCAAGACCATAGAAACCAAAGCCCGGAACAAAACGATAATGAGTAAAGAACATTTTCTTTTGTTTTGTTTTATCGTCTTCATTCCAGTTTCTACGAATAGATAATACTTTACGTGTTGACTCTTCAATAGTTACAATGTATGGACATTCATAACCATGTCCCTCAATATCCAAATAACAATGCTGTTCAAGAAGAACATACTGCATATCTGTATCTGAAGAAGGAGACAACCCAAGAACTGTGTCCATCTTTTGTGTTAGTTCTGATTGTTCTGGAATATATGCATCTGGTAAATCTATTTCTGCATACATACCTGAGTACATTGCATTTGCAACTTCACGAGGGCTACGATATAGAACATGAGTATATCTGTCTGCCCGTCTTAGGTCAGTTGCATAGTAAGACACATAGAACTGGTCAATAGGTACAAACTCACTGACAGGACGTTCTACTGATGCATCATAATAAATCTTTTTGAATGAGCTACCAATAAGTGGTAAATGGAACAACATACGTTCAAACTCATCGAAGTATTCTGGCATTTGCTCAGTCAACTGGAAGTTCATAAAGTTTTGAACTCGATTAGCTTGCTGCTGTCGTTCAACCGTGGCATCACCAAGAACCTGTGCTTTAACTGGGCCACTGGAAGGAAATAGTTCTTGGGATGCACGGCTCTGGAATTTAACTGCAGACTCAATGAGTAGTGGATGTACAGCAGTGGCTGCACCCTCAAAAGGTTCTGTAGTTTCTTCCAGTTTCAAACCAAGCAGGTCAAAGCCCCGTTCAAACATGGATTCCCATTCTGCCCGTGACTCTTTGTCTGCTTCGTATTTTTCGTATACTTCTTGCCCGATTTGGATAAGCTCGTCTTCGTCTATCTGCTCGGCAAGGTTAGAATAAAATTCGTCTTCAATATCAAAACTTACAACATTGTCCAAATCATCTAAATCAATCTCAGGCATAAACTCTACTTCAAGTTCACCTGTCTCTGAGTCTACCTCAAAGTTTACATTTGGAAATTCTTCTTCGTTTTGTTCTATATTTAGTTGAATAACATTTTCTGAATTGATAGGGTCGTTTGGATTTTTTTCAGTAGCCATTTTCTTTCCTTCTAAGTTAAAGCCAGTTAATTGTAATTATATACTTATGTTCTCCAATATGCAACCCTCTTTTTTGTTCTTGGTGCATCTTCCCAATCTGGGTCTTCTGGGTGAA